AATGCTCAAGAAACTTACACTGCAAGATACACTATGGAAACTGTGGCTCTTGCCTTCGCGATTACTGAGGAAGCGGTGGAAGATAACCTGTATGACAGATTGTCAAGCAGATACACAAAAGCATTAGCTAGAAGTATGGCAAATACTAAGCAAGTTAAAGCAGTTAATCCTTTGGTTAACGGCTTTGGAGGTGGATTCACTTCTGGTGATGGTGTTAATTTATTTAGCACATCTCACCCAACAATTGCTGGTACTGTGTCTAATACTTTAGCTGTAGCAGCGGACTTAAACGAAACTTCGTTAGAGCAGTCGTTAATTGACATTGCGGCTCTTACTGATGAAAGAGGTTTAAAGATCGCAGCAAAAGCAACAAAAATGATTGTTCCTTCTGCGCTACAGTTCCAAGCGGAAAGATTGATGAAATCAGAAGGCAGAACTCAAACTGCTGATAATGATATCAACGCAATCAGATCAATGGGAATGGTTCCTCAAGGTTACAGAGTGAACAATTTCTTAACTGATCCTAACGCGTTCTTCCTTATCACTGATGTTCCAAACGGAATGAAACATTTCGTTAGAACACCAATCAAAACTGCTATGGAAGGTGACTTCGATACTGGAAACTTAAGATTCAAAGCTAGAGAAAGATACCAATTTGGTGTATCTGACTTTAGAGGAATTTTCGGTTCTCCTGGAATCAGTTAATAGATAATTTTGAGGCGGAACATAGTTCCGCCTCAATTAATAAATAAGAAAGAAAAACTCATGAAAAAACTTCTCATTAACATCTGGGCTTACGACCATCATGCTAAATTTACTGTATTTGCTGAGGATAATGCTAAAAGCGTAGAAGATGCTATACTTGACAAACTAGGAGATAAGAGTATAAAATGGGAAGATCTTGGAGTTAGTTATGACAACAAGACCAACAGAATAACTTTTGAAGAGGTTATAGATGATACAAGACCTATACAAACAAAAAAGGTCCTTGGAGTTGAAGTGGGAACAGGAGCATCTATCTAATGGTAGATATACTCTTGAGATGGTCAGAATTGATGACAAAGTTAGAGAAGTTATCACAAAGATCAAGCTGGAAGAAGCAGCTATTGCTCACAGGCAAAATACCATTGATGGTGCCGCTCCACAAGTTTCAGTAGCTACTTAATAAAAAAGCTACATCGTTGGAAAAAATCCACTCCACATTACAGGCTCTCTTGCACTCTACTCAAATGTAGTATACAATTAATTAACTATACATTTATATGTTTGATATGGGTTGCGTATAGTCTAACGGCCTAGAGACCATATTAACACTAACTAGGAAAAGGAGATAAATTATGGCTACAACTACGTTTACGGGACCGATAAGATCGGGAACGATATTAAACACAACAGGAACTACACTTGGAACTGACGTAAGAAACGTTGGTGCCGTTCCTACTATAGCGGTTGCTTCTACTGTGATGACTCACGCTACGACTACTGCTACAGCGACAGGATTGATCATTCCTAAATACTCTCAAATCACGAGAGTGTTTATGTTAATTGAACAATTATTTGCTAACTCAAGTACAACAACTATTTCTTTTGGAGATGGTGCTGACAACGCTGTTGACATCACTGCAGCAGCAAACGTTGCGGCTTCAGCAATTGGTCCAATTGAAATGACACAATCTGCAACTAACAGATGGCAAGTTGGTTCACAGGATATCGAACTTTATGGTATTACTGTTGCTAACTCTGCAACTGCTGGTCAAGCTAGAGTGTTTGTAGAATACTTACAAAACTGGACTGGAACTGCTGCTAATAGTGGTAACAGAAACCCGTTAACACCAAGTAACTACTAATAAATAATTATTGTGGGGCTTCGGCCCCACATAAATTTTAAGGAGAAAAATATGACAACATATTCAGCTATAGATGGAGTAGCAACTAATGTGACGACAGAAACTAAAACTATCCAAACGGGAAGAACTAGAGTGTACGGTGTGCATGTATCTGGTCCCAACCAAGCTGGTGTTTTAGACATTAAAGATGGCTCAACGTCCAAAGTAAAATTAAATAAAGGTGCTCATATTCATGATATGACAATTAATTTTCCTGTACCAATTTTATTTAAGACTAACGTTAATACTGCTTTTACTACAGAACAGATTACAGCTATCACTGTGTTTCATAGTGGCGGCGACAATTCGTAGGAGTTTAAATGGCCAACGTTACTTCAGGCACTACAACGTTTGACAAGACGTTTAAGATTGATGAGATAATTGAAGAGTCTTACAATAGACTCGGTCAATTTGACATGAGCGGTTATAATTTAAAAACTGCCAGAAGATCTTTAAACATAATGTTTCAAGAATGGGGCAATAGAGGACTGCATTTTTGGGAAGTAGCAAACACTAATATTACTTTAGTAGATGGTCAAAACGAATACAAAATTTTTAGAGCAACATCTGACGGAAATTCAAACGGAGTTACTACCACTTTAACTGCCGCTATTACCACTACTTCTCAAACCACAGGTATTACAATAGCTTCTAAAAATCGTATGCCTGATTCTGGAACCATAAATGTAGGATCTGAAAATATTTCTTACACAGGATTTAGTTCTTTAGAATTAACTGGAGTAACTCGAGGAGTCAACGGAACAACTGCAGCCACTCACTCGAACGGAGCTGCTGTTACTAATTTTGTAAATCAAGCTACAGAAATTTTAGAGATGTCGTATAGAAATTCTTCTAACGTAGATTCTCCATTAGAAAAAATTAACAGATCTCAATTTCAAGCTCTTTCAAATAAATCTGCTACAGGACAACCTTCTCAATATTTTGTTCAAAGATTTATTGATCATGTTTTAATAACTTTATATTTAACTCCAGGTTCAACAGAAAATGGAAATGTAATAAATTTTTATTATGAAAAAAGAATTCAAGATGCAGGGGACTATACAAATGCAACAGATGTTCCTTACAGATTTGTGCCTTGTATGGTAGCTGGTTTAACGTATTATCTTTCTATGAAATATGCACAACCAAGAATACAAGAATTAAAATTAATTTATGAGGATGAATTGGCTAGAGCTCTAGAAGAAGATGGTTCTTCTGCTAGTGTTTACATTTCACCTAAAACTTATTATCCGAGTATATAATTATGGGAAATTTATCAAAAGGAAAATACGCATTATTTATTTCAGACCGATCAGGTCTTGCTTATCCATATAGTGAAATGGTTAAAGAATGGAATGGTGCAAGAGTTCATACTTCAGAGTATGAACCAAAACAACCACAATTAGAACCTAAACCATATACTGCTGATCCTCAAGGATTACCACATCCAAGACCAGCAAGAACAGAATTTCCAACTACAGATTTTTTACCAGATAATCCTTTTACAATGACTGCTGCATCAACTCAAGTTTCAGTAAGTTTTCCTTTTAGTGATTATCGAACAGGAGACTTTATAAGATTTTACGATGTAAAATCACCAGTGGGTGGAGTTGCAATTTCTACATTACAATTACAGACAACTTTAAATGGTGATATTACTGCAACAGACAATTCAATTACTTTAACAGATTCTTCTGCGTTTCCAAGCCAAGGTTATATTATGATTGAAAAAATAAATGCAGTTTCAGGTTTATTTGAAAATGAAACTATTTTTTATAATGGTAATGCAGGAAACGTTTTATCGAATTGTGTTCGAGGAACAGCTGCTCCTTTTCGAGGACAGACTCCCAAAAACACACCCGCAAGTGCACACTCTAATGGAGCGAAAATCTACGGAGCTTATTCCGTGACAATGGTTCCAACAGTAGTACCACAAGCGGGTCAACCTTCAACTGTTACACAAAATAACAGTTTTACTTTTAATTTAATTAGTGCTGCAAGCAGCACAGAAACAGGAGGCGGGTTCCAATGTTTAGCTGGACCTGTAAATGATAGAGCATGACATACGATGAATTAAAAACAAAAATAAGAGACTACACAGAAGTAAATGCAAATGTTTTTACAGATACAATTTTAAATGGTTTTATTAGTGATGCTGAGTTTAGAATTTTAAGAGAAGTAGATTCTGATAATAATCGAAGATATGCAACGGCTAATTTGGTTCTTAACACTCGATTTATAGATACACCCGATAACCTATTGATAGTCAGGTCTGCTCAGATAATAGATTCTGATGGTACATCTTCAGCGGACAACAGAGATTTCTTACAATTTAGAGATACTAACTTTATGTCTGAGTATAATCCCAAAGGAGAGACTGGAGTCCCTAAATATTACAGCTATTGGGATGATAACACTCTAGTGTTTGCTCCTACACCAGATGCGACTTACACTATTCAATTAAATTATATCTTGAAACCCGATGGATTATCTAGTACAACTCCAACTACATACCTAAGTCAAAAATTTCCCAATGGCTTATTGTATGCTTGCCTAGTAGAGGCTTATGGTTTCTTAAAAGGGCCCATTGACATGCTTCAATTATATGATAAAAAATATCAAGAGGCTGTTAAAGGATTCTCGATTGAACAAATGGGAAGACGAAGACGGGATGAATACCAAAGTGGTGTTCCTCGAATAGGAAAACAATAGGAGATAAATTATGGCAATAACACAAGCAATTTGTAATTCATTTAAAAAACAGCTTTTAGAAGCTGACATGAATTTCAAACAAACTGGTGGTGATGTTTTTAAATTAGCTCTTTACATTTCTACAGCAACTCTAAATTCAGCTACAACATCTTTCACAACTTCCGGTCAAGTTGGAAACAGCGGTCAATATACTTCTGGTGGTGGAAAATTAGTTAACGGAGCTACTTCAATGACAGCAGGTGTGGCTAGAGTAGACTTCGGTGACAGATCTTTCACTGGTGTTACACTAACTGCTAGAGGAGCAATGATTTATAATACATCATCTGATACTACTAACGCATCAGTTTGTATTTTAGATTTCGGAAGTGATAAAACAGCTACATCAGGAACTTTCACAATTCAGTTTCCAGCGCCAACATCAACAGCAGCGATTCTAAGAATCTCTGGTTAATAGGAGGTAAACTCCTATGAGTACAGGTGCATGGGGCCAGGTAACCTGGGGTTACGCTAAATGGGGTGAGTTAGGTGACGCAACTGTGTCTCCTAATAATACAAACCTATCGGCTACAGTTACTTTAGGTACCGGAACTCAAGAAGGTGAAATAAATGATGGATGGTCCCGACAAGCTTGGGGAGCAAATGGTTGGGGTATTGCTGGCACATTAGTTACTAATAGTAATGCGCTTTCTGCAAATTTAAATTCCGTAACAGCTACTACTGAAATAAATACTGGATGGGGATCTGATACTTGGGGAACTGAGTTATGGGGATCTTCTGGATTAAGAATTCCTATTACCAACACTAATTTATCAATGACAGCCGCTGAAGGATCAAGCGGTATAACTTTTAATGGTGATTCTAATTTAACTCTTACCGGACTACCTTTAACTTCATCTCTTAACGATGTAGAGGCCTTTTCTCTTTTTGTAGCGACACCAACTGGATTTGAGTTAGGAATGCAGTTGTCATATGATCCTGAAATAGTATCTCCTGCATCTTTCCCTCTTACAATGTCTCAAGGTACAGCTAACCTTGATGCTAACACTATAGTAGAAGTAACCAGCACTTCTGTTGGTTATTGGGGATACAAATCTGCTTGGGGTAATTTTGCTTGGGGTAATGGTGTAACTGAAACTCTAGCGATGTCTATGCTAGAAAACTTTAGTGGAGTAGACCCAGCACCAGATGTTTCTTTAACAGGAAATGCAGTTGCCGCGGCTCTAGCTCAAACAACGAATACACTTGGTCCAAATAACTTTAACATTATAGGAGACGCTAACGCTCCAGTAACCAATGTAGCCAACAATTTATCTATGGCTATTACTACAGGAAACGCTGAACTAGAAGCGTTAACTCCAGTAGATGTAACAGGATTCACATTAACAGGTACTTTAAGTGGTCCTGCTGAAGTAATAGGAGATGCAAACACATTCCCAACAGGATTTGCATTGACAAATAGCTTAGGAACAGCTACAAATGTGTTGATTTGGAACGAAGTTAATACTGGCACAGCACCAGTTGATCCTCCAGGTTGGCAGGAAGTTTCAACCAATGCTGCATAATTATAGTTTGACACTATAACAAAATTTTAATAAATTAAGTAAATCGGAGAATAAAAATATGGCGAATTCAACATCAGCTAGTTTAAAACTTACAGTACAAGCTACTGGAGAAAATTCAGGAACTTGGGGACAAATTACCAATACCAACTTATTAATTTTAGAACAAGCAATTGGTGGATATGATGCCGTTGCTATTACTACTGGAGCCACTTTAACTTTTACAAATGGTGCCTTATCAAATGGTAAAAACCAAGTATTAAAATTAACAGGCACAATCGGCGGAGCCGTTAACGTAACTATTCCAGATGGAATTGAAAAAACTTTCGTAGTTGACAATGCCACTACTGGATCTCACACGGTAACTTTTAAAACTTCTTCAGGAACTGGAGTAACTTGGGCAGCAGCCGATAAAGGTACTAAAATGATTTATTCTGATGGTACTAACGTTGTCGACACAGCATTCACAGATTTATCATCTGATTATTCACCACAACTTTCAGCAGACTTAGATACAAATAGTCAAAATATTATTATTGATGACGCTCACAATATTCAAGACGAAAACGGAAATGAACAATTAGTTTTCCAAACAACCGGTTCAGCTGTAAATGAATTTGAATTAACAAACGCAGCTACAGGTGGTGCACCTCAAATTGCAGTCACTGGCGGTGATAGTAATATTGATATGAACATAACTCCAAAAGGAGTGGGTAGAGCAACTTTTAATGGTCAAGGTAAAATTCAAAGTGTTGCAGAAAAAGTTACAAACAACGCTTCTGCAGCTACCGGCACAGTAAACTATGATGTGCTTACTCAAGCAGTTTTAAACGATACTTCAAACGCTGCAGGTAACTGGACTCTAAATATTAGAGGTGATGGATCTAATTCTTTAGATTCAATCATGGACACAGGTGAGTCAATAACTATCGCTCATTTGGTACCACAAGGCGGTTCTGCTTATTACAATAGTGCAGTAACTATTGACGGCAGTGCAGTCACACCAGAGTGGCAAGGTGGATCAGCACCTGACGCCGGTAATGCAAGTTCGATTGATGTATACAGCTATACAATTATTAAAACTGGTTCTGCTACGTTTACAACGTTAGCTTCTCAGACTCAGTTTGCATAATAGGAGGAAATAAAAAACAATGCCTTTACTTTCAACCAGAGCCGCAGGTTCAGCAAGAGGATTTGGATTTGCCGGTGGTGGTGAAAACTTTCTTTTAGCTACAGGCGGAACTATTACGCAAGACGGAGCTTTTCAAGTACACACATTTACTACAGGCGGAACTTTTGAAGTTACACAATTAGCAACTGATCCAGCGAATGATGTAATAGAATATCTTTTAGCTGCAGGTGGCGGTGGAACAGGAAATGATGGAAACCAATCCATGCTCGGCGGAGGAGGCGGAGGCGGTTGTAAAACTGAATCTGGACAACCCGTTGCTGTACAAACTTATCCTGTATCCGTAGGATCAGGTGGCGGAAGAGGTTCAAATGGAGGCTCAACATCGTTCTATGGTCAAACAGGAAATGGCGGTGGAAGAGGAGGAAATCAAAACCAACAAGGAATTCCAGGAGGATCTGGAGGCGGAGGCGGTCAAGGAAAACCTAATCCAGGTGGCGGAAGTCAATCTGGTTTTGGAAATCCAGGCGGTCAAGCTGGAGATGCTTGGAGTTGGGCAGGCGGCGGAGGCGGCAAAAATGGTGCCGGCGGTAGCTCACCCAAAGTTGGAGGCGCATCATTACCATCATCAATTGATGGACAATCAAAAAACTTTTCTGGCGGTGGAGGCGGAGCAAGTCCAGGACCGACAGGACCACAAGCAACAGGTGACTTTGGAACAGGCGGAAGTAGAGCAGGATCAGCTGCTTCACCAGGATTTGTAGGTCAAGGAGGAGTTGTTATCGTAAGATATCAATATCAGAAGGCATAATCATGGCTACAGTTTTTTTTACACAACTTGATGATAATAACGTAGTTGTTAATTGCACACGTTGGGATGATTCTATTTTAGGAACTCCACAATCAGAACAAAATGGTAAAGATTTTTTAGCAAACGAATTTGGTGTTTCAGCAGATAAATTTGTTCAAACATTTACAGATAGAACAAGAAAACAATTTGCATCAGTTGGTTGTACTTACGATGCAGAAAACGATGTTTTTATAACTCCAAAACCTTTTGCAAGTTGGGTTTTAAATTCTGAATTTGAATGGGAAGCACCTTTTCCAGATCCAGCACCTGAAGGTTTTCAATGCAGATGGAATGAAGGCCAACAAACATACGAGTGTCAAAAAATTTCTGATGAGACAGAATATATGTGGAATAAAACCACAAACGAAATGGATCCCATTTAGTCTTTACTTTCTACCCTAAACATCTATAATTAAGTACCATGCAATTGAAGTATAATTTTTGGTATTTTGAGAAAGCATTGAAAGATACCTTTATAAAAAGATTAATTAAAGAAGGAATTAAAAAGAATCCTGGCTTAGGAGTTATTAACAAATATCAAGGTAAAAAAATAACTGCTAAGATGGAAAAGGATTTAAAGAAGACAAGAGATTCTAATGTTGCTTTTCTTAATAACAAATGGATATACAATACAATTGATCAATTTTTTAAAGTAGCAAACCACAATGCAGGTTGGAATTTTAATTATAATTTTTATGAATCTGTTCAATTTACAGTTTATGCAAAAGGACAACATTATGATTGGCATGCAGATTCCAATCCAATACCTTATCCACAAAATATAGATAAAAATTTTGCTGGCAAAATCAGAAAGCTATCTGCTTCTATATCTCTTAACGATGCAAGTGAATATGAAGGTGGAGATTTTTTATTAGACTTAAGCACACCATTAGAAAAAAATAAAGTAATTAAAATTAAAGAATTAAGAAAAAAAGGAAGTATGGTTATTTTTCCATCACATCAATACCATAAAGTTACGCCTGTAACAAAAGGAGTAAGATACTCTTTAGTAATTTGGGGTTTAGGTTATCCGTGGCAATAAAATATAAAATACTTAAAAACGCTATATCAAAAGATCTAGCCGAGTTTTGTTTTAACTATTTTAATATAAAAAGACAAGTTGTTTACTACTTGTGGGATAAAAATTTTATTCCTAACAATGTAACTATGTTTGGTACTTTATCCGATGCACAAGTACCTAATACATATTCACATTACGCCGATTTAGTAATGGAAACTTTATTACTTAAATGTCAAAAAAAACTTGAAAGATTATTAAAATTCAAATTACAACCTGCATATTCTTATGCAAGAATATATAAAAAAGGTGACGTTTTAAAAAAACACAAAGATAGATTTAGTTGTGAATTATCTGTAACACTTAATCTAGGTGGTGAGATTTGGCCAATATATCTTAAAGACAAAAAAGAAATAAAAGTTAATTTACAACCAGGAGACATGTTGTTTTATTATGGTTGTGAATTAGAACATTGGAGAAATAAATTTAAAGGAAATAATTGTACTCAAGTTTTCCTACACTATAATAGATTGACAAAAAGTAATAAAAATAATATATATGATGGCAGACCAATGATAGGATTACCATCAGAGTTTAGAAATTTATGAAAGTAAAATTATTAGAGCCTAAATTACAGAGATCGCCTTTTTCTTTTTTCTTTAGATTTTTTGTTGGCACAAAAAAATTAAAACTTAAATCAACTAAAATAGATCAAAATTTTGAATTTGAGTTAAGACAAGCTTTTACTCAGTATTGTGCAGCTATAAAAATAGTTCCAGAAACTTGTTATTACGAAATAACAACTAAGCCTACACTATCTGATATTAATCGATGGTCATATTTAAAAGGAGTAATAAATTTAGATAATACAGGATACACTGTTTTTGAAACACCTTTTCCTTATGAAGGTAAAGTCTGTTCAGTTAAAGTTAAAAATAAAAAAAATCAAATAATTATTGTTGAAGAAAATTTAAATACAAAACCAAAAGGTAAAAATATTTACTTTAATTTGTTTTTTCATAAAAATCCTAAACATAAAAAAGGTAAATTGTTAATTGATTTAACTTCCGGTAACTAGTGTCTTCACTCTTTGAAATTCCTTTTCTACATCTAAGTTGTTCTGATTGGAAACAAAAAAAGAAAAAATTAAATAAACTTACAAAAAATCAAGAACTAGCTAGAGGTCAACATAATATATTTTATAGTTCAAAAAATATACCCTTTTTAGATAATGAAAATTTTATAGATAACTTTACTAAACTATTTCAAGAAGAGTTTCAAAAGTTTGGTCAAAAATATAATTATAAAAAACTTCATTTAAAAGATGTATGGACTGTAATTTATAATGAGCATGATTATCAAACACCTCATCAACATGGACCATTAGGATGGTCTGGAATACTTTATTGTGACTATGATCCCAAACAACCATCTACGGTTTTTGTACAACCTTGGCATGATTTAAAAACAGGTTTTACTGGATTAAAAACTTTAGACATTAAAGAAGGAGACATGGTATTTTTTCCTAGTTTCATTATGCATTTTTGTCCTAGTAATAATATGAAGAAAAAAAGAAAAATTATTTCTTGGGATTTAACTGCAGAATCTATTTAAACGTATATACTAAAACTACTCTTCTTCCTTCTTTAGGTGAAGCTCCTATATGCCAACACTTAGAAAAACTTACGGCTCTAAATTTTTTAGGATTAATTATATGAGCAATAGTTTTTTTATCCTTTTTAAATAGTATAGTTTCACCACCTTTGTTTGTGGTTAAATATATAAGTAAGTGTTTATAAGATGTAGCATGATCTGTGTGTATTGCTGATTTATTTTTTTGATTAAAATTAGAATTAATGGAACATCTTAATACCTTTTTATATTTAATATTATGTTTTTTACAAAATTTATTAAGTAAAGCTAAACAGAACTCACTAACATAAGAAACAGATTCACCACCTAATTCAACCCGTCTAACTACACAATGAGAGTAGAACCAATAATTGTCTCCTTTGTTTGCTTCTTTGTTGTAATACCAAGGAAAATTATTAGAAAGAATATTATCGTTTATGTAAGCTATATCTTTTTTACTAAGAAGATTATCGTCTGTAATTATATTCATTAAAAAAATCTTCTTACATTTGGAACAGGAGCTCTATTATATCCTTTGATATCTTTAAAGAATGTAATTAATGTAAGACGATCTTCTTTATTCTCTGGGTCATAAAAATTTTCTACACCATGATATTGATAGCTATCAAATATTAAAAGCCTATTATAAATAGAGTCCACTTGTAAGGTTTTTTCATATCCTCTGTTATTTCCATCTCTAGCCTTTTTATATCGAGCATCATATTTTTTATCGGAGCCATAGTATTCTTGTTTAATAGTATTATTATTTACGTGATTTGGATCTTGAAACGGAAAGAAACCTTGTTCTCTTCTATAAAAAGATGTGCCACAATTTTTATGTTTTGACATATAAACAATTGCAGTAAACTCATAATCATTATCGTTGTGAATCCAACCCATACCTTCATTAGGATTTGGTTTTATTGCTTGAAACGATTGGTATGCATTAAATTCTATTTTTTGATCATGTGGTTGATGTTGAAACATTGCAGCAGCTATTTTGTTAGTGCTCCAATTAAAAAAGTCGAGTCTTGATTCATGGAGAGGTTTGGTTCTTACTCCAGGATACAAATTATAATTATCGGGTTTAGGTAATTCTAAACCTATTTTTCTTACTTCATCAGGATCAGTAAAAAAATTATCTATAATTATAGTTGGATATATCATTCTTTTTAGTTACCCCGTCATGCCACAATTTTACATTCCAGGTTTCCCATTGAGCCAAATCAATATCACTATGCGTAATACTTCGCAAGTATGATTGTTTTTGGTTTTTCATGTTTTTAATTATACCTTTAATTTCTTGGTCCTCATTATCTTTTGCAAGTTTTGTTGCATGTTTCCAAAAAGGAGTGTTATAGGCAGAACCATGCATATAATGATATAGAATAAAGTTTTGTATTCTGTTAATATATTGTCTTATTTTTTTTACTGAATCATTAAAAGTACAGCTTCTATCTACTATAGCATCCCAAATAAATTGACACCATTTTTGATATGTTGCAACAGCAGTTGCCTCTAAAGGTTCTAGGAAAAAGAATCTATTACCATTTAATATAACTCGATCATCAATCAAAGGATTTTTAGCTATGTATTGTTTGTAAGGAAAGTGTGCATTTGTTTTTTCTAAGTTAAAAAGTTCTTTAAAATTATTTTCTGCTTTTTCTACAGAGGTTACTTTATCATTAAAATTATACCCAAGTGAGATTCTATCTTCTAAAGGTATATAAAAACACCAACCATCTTTTGTAGCTATTGTTCGAGTCCAGGTAACATCATCTTGTTTTACAGGCAAAGATCCTAAGACTACATGATTAAGTGGATTAATCAATTTATCATAACCTTTAAATGATTTAGGTGTGCCTCTACAATCAATAATATAGTCTGCATCCACTTCATCGTACTCAACAACGTTCTCATCCTTTTCAATGAAATTTACTTTTAAATTATCTAATATAAATCTTTGTAATTCTGATGGATTAAAATGTATAGAATAACTACCTATTGGGAAATGATGATAGATAAGTTTATTTTTCTTACCCCAGTTTTCATACATGATCCCATCTTTTCGAGTGAATGAAAATTTAGATGCTATGTCAGAACCAAGAGCTTGCCATAACAATCTAGGTAAAGTTAAATTAGAAGCTTGTCCTACTGGAACTGGAGATATTTTACTATCATGAATAACTTCTATCTCTAAAGGCGTATCTAAAAACTGACCCCAGTAATGAAAATGTAAAGCTGATACACAGCCTGCATTACCCTTTCCGATGATACTAATTTTCATATTTTTTCGCTCTTTCATTAATTTTATATTTAATATATAACACTGTTATGGCATTAAAAAAAGTAGATTTTGCAGCTGGTTTTAACAAACAAGGCGTACCTTCGGCCCTACCTGGAAGATGGGTAGATGGAGATTTTGTACGTTTTAGATATAAATCTCCTGAAAAAATAGGAGGTTGGGAACAACTAACCGTATCTAATGAAACCTTACCAGGAGTAGCTAGAGCTCAACTAGCCTTTACTAGTTTAAAAGGCGAAAAATATACGGCCATTGGAACATCTCAAGGTTTATTTTTATACTATGGAGAATCTTTTTATGACATTACTCCACTAGATACAGCTATCAGTGGAGCAACTTTTGACACTAATTTAAATTCTACCTCTGTTACTGTAAACAGAACTTCACATAATTTAACTTTAGGAAGATATGTAACTTTTACGTCGGTTACTCCTCCCCCAACTTCAGGCTATGTGGCGGATGATTTTGAAATAGGAGCTTTTGAAATTGTTCAAATAAACGATGCTAATAGTTTTAACATTGTAATGAGAACTAATGCGGCTGCAGATACCACTGGAGCAGGCGCTGCAACTATTAACCCTTATGAAGAAGTTGGTCCAACGTTTCAAACAAAAGGCTATGGATGGGGCACATACCTATGGAATGATTCTACCTGGGGAACAGAACGATCAACTAGTAATGTAATTTTAGATCCAGGTAATTGGTCTTTAGATAATTTTGGAGAAGTATTAGTCGCTACAATATTTAATGGTAAAACTTTTACGTGGAACGCTGGTGCTAGTAATCCTAGAACTATACGAGCTTCGACTTCAACATCAGGTTTTTCTACTTCTGCAAATCCGACAGCTTCAAGATTTACCTTAGTATCCGATCGAGATAGACATCTCTTTCATTTTGGAACTGAAACAAATATAGGAACACCCAACACTCAAGATCCTATGTTTGTGAGATTTTCTAATCAAGAAGATTTAAATACTTACGCACCAACAGCAACTAATACAGCGGGTACATTTAGACTGGATACAGGAAACAAAATTACTTCTGTTTTACAAGGTAAAGATTATGTATTTGTTTTAACAGATTTGGCTGCTTATGTTATTCAATTCGTAGGACCACCATTTACTTTTTCTGTTAGACAAGTCGGAACTAATTGTGGATGCATTAGTCAACATGCAGCAAGTTATGTTAATGGAGCAATCTATTGGATGTCTAATGAAGGTGGATTTTTTATGTACGATGGTACCGTTAAAGCGTTGCCGTGTTTAGTTGAAGATTTTGTGTTTACTGTTCAAAATGGAAATTTAGGTCTTAACTATTCGGCTTCATCAACTGTTTATTCTGAACCAAATTCTTTATATACTGAGGTCAGTTGGTTTTATCCTAAAGCTGGATCTGAACAAATTGATAGATGTGTAACGTATAACTATCAAGAAAACGTATGGACTACTTCATCTTTAGCTCGTACCACTTATGTGGATCAAGGTGTTTTTGAAAAACCTTATGCAACAGAATATAACACTACGGCTACTCCAGTGTGTTCTATGATATCGGGAGTTACTAACAGATATGGCGCTAGTATTTATTATGCGCATGAAGTAGGAAATGATCAGGTCAATAGTTCTGGGACTACGGCTATTCCTGCTTTTATAAGATCTGGAGATTTTGATATTGAAGATGGTGAACTATTTATGTCTATGAGAAGGTTTATGCCTGACTATAAATTTTTAGTAGGCAACTCTAAAGTAACTTTATTCATATCAGATTATCCTTCGGATAACCAAACAGGTTCACCTCTTGGACCTTTTACAATAACCAGCACTACTGATAAAGTAGATACCAGAGCGAGAGGAAGACTACTATCTTTGAAGATAGAAAATGATGCTGCAGGTGAGACTTGGCGTTATGGTAGTTTTAGAATGGATGCTCAACCAGATGGAAGAAGATAATGACTAAAAGATTAAATATTGAAAAAGCGATTAAAAAACCAGGTTCTTTAAGAAAAGCTTTAAAGATTAAAAAAGGAGAAAAGATACCTTTAGATAAATTAAATAAGGCAGCTAAAGCAAAAGGCAAGTTAGGCCAAAGAGCTAGGTTTGCTAAAACACTTAGAAAAATAAATAGAGCATAATGGCAAAATTAACTAATTATATACCTGAACCAGCACAGCAATATGACGTAGAAAATCAAAGACAAATTATTGAGTCTATGACAACTATGAAACAACAACTTAATTTTGCTTTTCAAGAAGATTTAAAAAACGAACAAGACGCATTTAATTATTTTTTATCATGACAATAAAATACAAAAACGTCAGCAAAATATTAGATAGTACAGCTATGACTACTGTTTTAACTATTGCCACTTCTGCGGTTGCAATTGTAAAATCTGTATACGTGTCCAATAACAGCACAAGTAATGTTTTAGTAAATTGTGACCTAAGAGATTCTTCAGCAAGCAGTGACATAGAATTTTTTAGAAAGGATGTACCTGGAACTTCTACAATAAATGCCACAGAACAAGGCTTGAATTTAGAAGAAGGAGATGCTATAAAAGCGCAAGCAGAGACAGCTAACCATTTAGAAGTTGTTGTCAGTTATGCTTTAATAAACAGAGAGAATGAAAACGGATAATATAGTAAAAATAGATTGTACAACTATAACAACTTATAGAAATACAAAGACTGGTAAAACTTCGAATGAAAAATTAGAAGGTCCAGATATTGTAACAGACGTTACAGTTCAGGTATCTCCTAAAGGTTTAGATTTAATGCAGAAAGTTATGAATGAAAATAAGAAACCAAAATCCTAAAGGCGGCACAGAACTACAACTTGAATTTTTAAATAAGTATGTAGATAAAAGTTTACTTGATAAAGTGCAGATATGCACAAGCGTTCCTGGTAAAGTACCTATAGATCCAAACAAAGTAAATATTCTTTGGCAAAAAAATTCTTACGATCAACCTAATTTATATCCATGGTTTAAAAATAAAGCTAATCATAACATATATGATTGGTACGTTTTTAATTCACATTGGAATCATGAAAAGTTTAGAATGATGTTTGGTTTACCCGACCACAAATGTATTGTTATAAAAAATGGTATTGAGAAAATAGAAAAAGCTCAACCCTATCAAGAAGGAAAACCTATAAAAATTATTCATCAAAATACTCCTTGGAGAGGACTCTCTATATTATTAGGTGCAATGCAATTAGTTAAAAATCCTTTAATTACTCTAGATGTATATTCTTCATGTGAAGTATATGGAAAAAAATTTTATGAAGCTAACGATCACAACTACCAAGCTTTGTATGACCAAGCACATCAATTACCTAATGTTAATTACATCGGATATAGACCCAACGAATACATTAGAGAGCATATAAAAGATTACAACATGTATGTTTATCCGAGTGTCTTTGAAGAGACTTCATGTATTTCTTTATTAGAATGTATGGCGGGAGGATTATATTGTATTACTACTAACTATGGGGCGTTGTTTGAAACAGGAGCAGAGTTTCCTATGTATATACCTTACGATAAAGACTACAAAAGATTAGCCGAAAAGTTTGCTTATGGTATAGAGGCTGCTGCAAAAACTTTACATGAACCCACTATTCAAAATCATTTAACCACACAATCAGGTTACGCACATTTATATTATGGATGGCCAAAACAAGCATCATCATGGTCTAGATTTTTAGAAGGAGCTGTTAATGCAAAAAAGTTATAAGGCCTCGAGCCAAAACAATGAGCCCATTTGGTTTAACAAAGACTCTTCGACTAAAACCGTAGTCCCTAATAAAGATACTTATCAAACTATTAAAACTAACAAAGTTGAAGGAGAAGTTACCGAAATAAATCTAGGTACATCCCCCCATAAAATAATGGTATGCACACCCTGTCATAGTGATGTTAGTATGCATTATTGTCAGGCTGTTTTAAAATTTCAACAAGAGTGCTGGCAAAAGAAAATTCAGGTCAGTTTTACTTTACTTAAATCATCTTTAGTTACGCAAGGTAGAAATTTATGTGTAGCTGAAATGTTGAATCATGAAGATAATTATACACATTTACTATTTATAGACTCTGATATTGACTTCAATGCATCAACAATATTTAAAATGTTAGATTTAGATAAAGATATTATTTCTTGTCCTTATCCTATGAAGATGTTGAGTTGGGATAAAATGTGGAGAAGATGGCAAGAAAAAGAAGATGCTGTAGAAACAGCAGATGATTTAGCTAAATCAGGATTTACTTTTCCTGTTAAAATAGAGGACCCAAATAACATTGAAAGTAAGCAAGGATTAATAGAGTTATCTCATGCCCCAACCGGGTGTATGTTAATTAAAAGAAATGTCTTGGAAACAATGATTAAAGAGTACCCAGAATTAGAGATCTTTCAACCCACTATAATTAATGGTGTAGAAGAAAAGAAAACTAATATGTTTAACTTATTTGATACTCTTCACGACCCTAAAACCAAACGTTATTTTGGAGAGGATTTTGGATTTTGTCAAAGATGGAAAGACATAGGTGGTAAAGTTTATGCCTACATAAATGACTATATAACGCATGTAGGAGAGTATCAGTATTGCGGAAGGTTTAGAGATGATCTTTGGCAAGGAAGTAGGCCCGTCAAATCTGTTGACGCGCCTAAAAAAATCAAATAAAGTATCCTATTTACAGGATTTCTACGCCTGCTTAACACTATAAATATATTTAAACTATGGCGATATCTAGATCTTTAATGAACAGACAACTACAAGCGGACGGCGGAATAATGCAAGTCGCATCTAGGGAAAAATTTGGCTTAGGTAGTAAGCTTAAAAAATTTGTTAGAAAAATTATACCTAACGAAGTAGCTGATATTGCAGTCAAAGCAGCTCCTTTTGTTGCACCATTTAACCCAGCAGTTGCAGCAGCAATGTCAGGACTTGGTACATTTGATAAAACAGGAAGTATTGGAGACTCTTTAAAAGCTGGTGGTTTAAACTATGCTGGAGGTCAAGCAGCAAGATATATTGGTGGAGCAGGATTTCAAGATCCAAGTTTAAGTGTATTTACACCTTCTGGATTTAAATCTGGTTTTAGTTCACCATTAGGTCAAAACACTGGTCTAGGTAAATTCTTCTCGAATCAAGGAACTGGTGAAGTTCAAGCAATTGAAGGTATAACAGCAGATGCGGAACCTGTTAAAAGTAGTATTCCAGATATTCCAGAGTCTTTTGTAACAGCTGACGCTGCCCCAGTAAAAAGTTCTATAAACACAGGTATTGATATGGCTACAGGTGGAGCCGATGGTGTTGGTATTATAAAAGATACAGTAATAAACAAATCTACAGTAGCTAACCAACCTAATTTTTTAAAAAATTTATTTGATGGAGTAAGTAATCAAGACTACAGTAAAATTGCTAAAACAATTGGAGATGGAGCTAAAAAATTTGGTAAGGCCATGTTTACAAATAAAGATGGTTCTATTGACAAAGCAGCAGTAATGGGAGCAATAGCTTTCGCTGGATCATATGTAGAGGCTTTAGCTTTAGCTGATGAAGTTGGAATAGAGTTAACTGAAGATGAATATAATGAAGCGGTTAAAGAAGAGAAAAGAGAAGAATACGCAGGTTACTTAACTAATTTTTTTGGCGGTAAGAAAGAAGGCGGTAGAATAGGATTTAAAAAAGGTAGCCCAGAAGAACCATCTGAAGTAGGTATCATGACAATTGATGTTGAAGCTGGTGATGATGAGGACATGGAAGATATGGAGATGGCTGCAGGTATATCTTTTAACTCTGCAGAGAAATCATATTTATTTAGAAAACTTGGTGGTGCCGGTGGAGCTAGTAGATCTTACACAATGCCAATGTTATACAAAATTTTAAACAATCCAAGTGCTTACCCTAGCGATGCTAGAGTGTTAAAAGAATTAACTATTGGTTTAGGTCTTGGTAAAAAAGACGGCGGAAGAATAGGTTTTAGTAAAGGTAGTGATCTCATGACTTTACAAGTTAAAGAAATGTGGGAAAAAGAAGGAGATGATGATCCTTTGGGAACTATTATTAAAATGGGTCTAACTTTTAGAGCTCCTATTGTTGACCTGGTAAAAATGATAGGAGTAACAGCATCCACAGCTGCTAGTCTAGTGGCTGATGTAGCTAAATTAGGTTATGAAGTAACAGAACCTATACGAGATGTAGTAGGCGATGTAGCTGGTGGTATCTATGATATAGGAAAAGATTTAGTAAAAGGAAGCAAAACAGATACAAGATTTATTCAACCATTATATTACTTGCAAAGATTTGGACCTCAAAAAAATTTGACTGATGAAGAAACACAATTACAAATGATGAAATATTCTGTGGGTAGAGATGATGATACAAAAAGAAGAGAACTAGAAAACATAGTTTTTGGATTTGACGATGCCGGTATAAGTCAACGACCTGAAGATAAAAAAGTTTCAGAGACTATAAAATTTAAAGAAGAGTTTGCTAAAGGCGGAAGAATAGGTTACAAAGGTGGTGCTAACAGAGTATCTGAATTATTAATTTTAAGAGATGGTATATTAGCAAAAGACGCTAACGCAGATGTATCAGATATCGATGCAGAAATATTTCAATTAACAGGTAAAGTATTTAAATCTATAGGCGGTATAGGAGATGTACCAACAGGAAAATTAAGAAAAAATCGTGCGGGAATAATTGAAAGAGACTATAGAGATGAAGGTGGTTTTGTACCAGTAGGTATCAAAGAAAAAGCAGATGATGTTCCAGCAATGTTATCGAAAAATGAATTTGTAATGACTGCTGATGCTGTTAGAGGTATCGGTGGAGGAGATGTTGAAGAAGGCTCTAAAAAATTATATAAAACAATGAAACAAGCAGAAAAAGTAGGTAAAGCATAATGGCTGATTATACACAAACTACAAGACGAGCACCTTTTATAGAAGCGGCTCAAGAAAATTATATTGATTTATTAACGCAACAGGTAGGTAAAGCTCCTGGTTCGGAAGGTGTACCAACGCTCGCGGAACTTGGACCAAAAGTTGCAAGTCAAAACGTTTTAACTCAAGCAGCTCAACAAGCTGCTGCTACTCAAGCAGGATTAGGTCAATTAACTTTTGGACCTGACGGATCTATAGTGGGAGCAGGAGCAGGGACAGGAGTTGCAGGTTATCAACCTTTCTTAGATCAAGCTGCAGCTTATTCTGGCCCACAAGCTTTTCAAGCATTCATGTCTCCTTATCAACAACAAGTTATTGATACGACTCTTGCAGAATTTGATACACAAACTGCAAAAGGAGTTCCACAACTTGCAGCTAATGCTATTCAAGCAGGAGCTTTTGGAGGCGGTAGAGAAGGTGTGGCAGCAGCTCAATATTCTTCTGATGCAGCAAAAAATAGAGCTCTGTTGCAGGCACAATTACAGGCACAAGGATTTACTCAAGCTAATCAATTAGCACAAAATGCATTTGCACAACAAAAAGATTTAGCATCGCTTCAACCATCTTTAGCAGCTAGTGGAGTTCAACAACTTGGGGCAGCTGGAACAGGAAACTTGGCTTATCAACAAGCAGTTTTAGATGCTGCTCAACAACAAGCACAACTTGCTTATAATGAACCAATGAATAGACTTACCGCTTTTGGATCAGGAATAGCAAGTCAGGCAAGTGGCTCACCAACGACTACGACAAACACATCACTTGGAGGCCCTGGAACAGTAAGTCCTTTATCACAAGCTTTATCTGCCGGATTAAACGCTTATGGTTTAGGTAGTATTTTTGGAGGAAGTTAATGTATTTTAAAAGACCATCATTTAGAAGAGGCGGATCAACAGGTATTGGACAATTAAGTCCTAGAGTAAAAGCTAATATGGGTTTTCCTAACTTTGGAGTTTCTACTAATCCTGATGGTTCTGCTAACATTTTAAAAATGAGGTCTCGTCCTAGAATAGAAAATCAAAAAGGTATAATGGAATTAATATTAGGACCAAGATATAACGATCCAAATTATGTTTCACCTTTTTTAAAACCAGACTCGCCTTTCTTTTCTAATAAAACAGGTTTTGAATTTATGAATTTAGGTGGAGGCAATAATGTTGATACTATGTTCATGACTTCAGAAGGACCAAAAAAAATTGAAGACGTTGAAGATATTAAAATAACAGCTAACTCTGAAGATCTAGCGGATCAAAACGAAGCAGCTAGACTAAAAGCTATGAAAGCCATGACTACAAATAAGGCTTATAAACTTAAAGATAAAAATTTACCACCTCCACCAGGCAATAAAATAAATCTTAACGAACTTGTAGGTGAGACATCTATGAAAGAATCAATCGAAAATGAAGTAGATATTCTTAAAGACTTATTAAAAGACACTGGCACAAGCAAAGGTGAGAAAGCTTTAATACTTGCTAAAGCTATTAAGACACCTGGAAAAATTGCAGATAAATTAGAAGTCGGTGCAGAAGAAGCAGCTAAATTGAAAAAAGAAGAACGAAAAGAAGATAAAGCTTTAATCCTTACTGCGTACAAAAACTACAAAGCCAAAGAATTGGCTGATGGTAAATTAAATGCACAAGAAACTGCAGTTAAAAATTATGTAAATAAAAAAATGGCAGATCCTAACAATACGAAAAAAAGAAATGAACTTGAGCTAGAGGCTTGGGAAATTGTAATTAAAGGCGCGCAAAGTGGTAAAGACATTAATGTAGAATTTGCTACGGCTATGTTATCAGCTAACAATATAGCTTACAAAGATGCTTTAAGAAATATACAAAGATATGGAAATAAAAAAGATGCTGCTTCTCAAAAGAAAGTAGCCGAAGCTAAAGAGATTATAAAAGAATATGCACAGTATGCTAAAATAGCAGGAATTACTATTCCTGGTTTATCTGATATAGTTAAGGGTTTAGCAGAAGGTGGCAGAGTAAATAGAGCTCTTGGAAGTCCTGAAATGGGAGAGATAACTGAAACTGTAGAACAAGAAACTGTTACGACTCCAACTGAAGAAGTTCAAGCAACAGAGGTAGCGGCTGCAGAAAATGTAGAACCAATGAGAGAAGTGCCTGTTATGGACTTTGCTACATTAAGATCTAGACTACCAAAAGAAATAACAGATGATGTTGTACAGCTATTAGCTAACAGCAAAGAAGCATTACAAGACTTTTATTACATCAATTCACAAACTGATGTTAGTAATTTTAACACAAAGTACGGAGTTAACTTAATATTACCGCCACAGGTATTAGCATAGGAGGTTCTATGGATTGGCAAGAACTTTCCAAGATTGCAGCATTCCAACAAGATCAAGATGTTGTAGCACCAGAGTCAGAAACTACTATTGGTGATTATGCACTTGATGTATTTAGAGCACCTATCGGTGGTATCAGTGATGCATTACAAGGTTTAATTACATTAGGTGTATTACCTTTTGATATGTTAACTGACAAAGATCTTACAGGAAAGATAGATGCTTTCTTTGAGGCAGTTCCTATTTTAAACATCGAAGCTAAAACAGGTCTTGGACAAATCGTTCAAACCATAACTCAATTTGGTGTACCATTAGGTGTTGCATCTAAAATAGGTAGAGCTATTCCTCTTTTACGAAAAGCAGGACAAACTACTAAGCTTTCTAGTTTACCAACAATTGGAGCTAAAGGTACAGAGATCGCAAGAAGAGCTGGGTACTGGGGAGCTCTAGGTGGAGCTACTGATATTGCAGTTAGTGTACCAACTAAGAACGTTGTTTTATCAGACATGCTTGGCATAACAGAAACACCGGATCTTGCATCAGCTACAGGTAAAGAATTAGCTATAGCAAAAATGAAACAAAAATTAAAGTTTGGAGCTGAAGGTGGTACCATTGGTGGTGCTATTGCAATGTTACCAGTTGCAGGTGCGGTAGGTAAAAAACTTTTAGGGCCTGTATACAATAAAGTAATTGATCCTGCAGCAGGTCTAGTATTAAGACAATTAGATAGTAAAGTTCTTAATCCATTAACGGTTGGAATAGCTGGTAAAGGTAAAGAAGGTAGTTTTCTTACTAAAAGTATAAAGAAAGCAGGAACTAAAAAAGATAAGTTTAAAAATAAATTATATGAAAAATTAGATATACCAGATCCATCTATGTGGGCTTTCTATAACACTAAAGGTGGTACGTTTGGTCAAACGGTTGCAGGTAAATTAAGTAAACTTAAAGAATACTTTGGTTCTGCTGGTTTAATGTCTAAAGGTTTAAAAAACGAAGGTGATAAAGTAACTGCTAAATTAGAAGCCATTACTAAAAAATTTAATCGTAAAGATGAATACATGAACGAAAAACTTTATGACATTGTTACTAAAATGAAAGGTAACATATTTGATAAAGTAACAGGTAGTCCAGGTTATAGAAACATTATGGATGATTTACAAAGAGAGCGTAATAAGATTACAGATTATATTATGGCTCCAGGTAAAGTACAATCTGACAAAATGTTAAAGCTAGTAAATCCTGCAGTAAGAAAAGAAGCTAAAGAAATAAAACAAATGTTAAAAGAGTCTAATCAAATGGTAGGTAATATGTTTGCTAACTCTCCAATTAAATCTTTTAAAGATTTGGCTAGTTTAAAAATGAAAGATGCAGATAATTTTTTTAAACAAAGACTTGCATCTTTTAATAATAAAGATTTTACATTTGATGTAAAAGGTGAGGTAGCTGCCGGAGCTAGAAAAGAAATAAAAAATAATATTCTTTTAAATCAAAATATGCGGCCTAAAAATATTTCTTATAAAGAAGCTAGAACACTAAAAGATAAATTAGCCAAAGGTAAAAAACTTAACGAAAAAGAAACTGCGTTTAATAAATTATTAGATGATGAAGTGACAGTCAGAATGAATGGTTTAAAAAGTGCAGTAATAAATGCTGGAGCTAATACTAATAAATATTTTGGATCTATTGCTAGATTTACGGGTAAAGACATAAAAAAAGTAGATGACCTTTCTGATGAAATTAGAAAATTTTTATCTACACCTAAAGGACAAAAAGTAGAAATAAAAGATTATAGTCCGGTATTAGATACGATTATATGGAATAATAAACAAGTTTATCAAAGACAATATTTTGATCTTGTAGAATCTGAATGGTTAAAGAATGGTGTAGTATTTAAAAATATTTTAACTGATGACGCTGCATTTCAAGATGTTGTAAGAAGAGGAATTGATCCTTCACGTTTAAGAAAAATTACAGCTCGACCTGACGCTGGTATTAATTCTATTGATGACTTTGCTTTAGATTCTAAATTTTTTAGAAATGAAAAAATGAGAAAACCCAAGGAAGGAGAGGCAGCAAAGTTTGATACTTATTTCACACTTCCTGAAATTGCAAATGCAATACAAGGAGTAAAAAGTAATTTTGATAATTTATTTGATGTACCTTTTTATTCTAACATTATGAAATTTAAAGCAGGTGGTCAAATAACTAAAACTATTTTCTCACCAATGACACAAGTAAGAAACGTTTCTACAGCATCATTCTTTCCATTAGCTAGTGGATTAATAGGTAGTCGTAGCTCAGTGTCTCAAGCGTTCAGAGATACGTTTGAAGATATATTTAAAAGTGGAAAAGTAGACGAAAAAATATTTGATGACTTTATAGATGATAGTGTAACTAGAGGAATCATTGATCAAAGTATTGCAGTTAATGAAATGAAACGTCTAGCTGAAAGAGGAGTTAAAGGTTTAATAAACATTGATGACTTCATGAAAAATCCAACAGTTAAAAAGTTTGTTGATGTTTATCAAGGAGGTGACAACGTTTGGAAGATATACTCTGACAGATTCTATCAATCTGCTCTTAAACAAGCATTTGGAGATCCTAAAGCTACTCCCGCTAAAGTATTAGATGAAGTAAAAGACTGGTACAAAACTGTAGCTAAAGAAGATTTTATTGAAATAAGTTCTATTACAGGTGCAAAGAAAACAGCAGACGAAGCTTTAAAAGAAGTGTCTGCGTATCTTGTAACTAATACTATTCCGACTTACAGTAAGGTCCCTAAAATAATTCAAAGTATTAGAGACTTACCTTTAGGAAATTTCATAGCGTTTCCTGCAGAGATATTAAGAACAGGATCTAATCTAATTACAATTGGTGCAAGAGAATTAACTAGCACCAACCCATACATTAGACAAATGGGAGCTCGTAGATTAATCGGAGCTTCAGCAACGTTTGGTGGTATAGGTACAGTTATTGGTGGCACAGCTCAAGCCATCACTGGTGTAACTGATGAGATGATGCAAAAGGCTAGAGCGTTTGTTCCTGTGTATGAAAAAAACGCAACATTAATACCAGTGTCATCGCCTGATGCCGATGGTAACTTTAAGTATTTTAATTTTTCATATTCTAATCCATACGATTCATTAGTCAGACCAATCAATGCGGTTGTAAATGCTTTTGGTAGAGGAGAATTAAATCAAGACAACGCAAGTACAATTGTATTTAATTCTTTAATTGGTACTCCCGATAATCCTGGAGCTTTAGTAGAATTCTTTTCACCATTTATATCCGAGTCTATTGGTGTTGAAAGAATCACGGATGTTAGTTTAAGAGGTGGAAAAACAGGAACAGGTAAAGTTATTTATAGAGAAACAGATCCATTAGGTGTAAAAATATCTAGAAGTTTAGAACATATCATAGGTGGCCTTAACCCTGGAGCATTTACTTCTGCAGTTAAAATATGGGATGGTGCTAGTGGTAGATTTACCGACTATGGTAGTGAAAGAAATTTAAGAGACGAATTAGTAGCACTGATGGCTGGTGTAAGGGTCCAGGAAATTAAACCTATGCAAAGTATGCCATTTATTATTACATCATTTGGTAGAGATAAAAGAAACATTGGTGCTAAGTTTGCAAGCATTGCTTATAGTGCAAGATCTACACCAGAACAAAAAATTAATGCTTACAAAGTTTGGGTGATGGATTCGTTTAAATCTCAAAAAAATTTAATGAATGTTATTCAAGCTGCAGAAGATTTAGGTGTAAGTAGAAGTGACTTAAGAAAAGTTTTAAATGATCGTTTAAAAAATAAAACAGAAGTACAAAATTTATTTGCTGGTAGATTTAAAGTACCTACTCCAAGTGAAGCTAGAGTTAAATCTTTGCTTGAAAGATTAGAAGATCAAAACCTAGATGCAGCATTAAAATTTGAACTAGGTTTAGATGTAGCAGAAGATGCCTGGGATGATCTAAGAAAAGATGTAAGAAACTTTGATCTTAATGATAGCTTAGAAAGTTTAGAAACATTTATCGATGCAGCTCTAACCTTTGGTGTTAAAGAAGCAAGAACCTTACCTCCTCGAAGCGCAAACTTAACACCTGTCAATGATGTACCTGCAGTATTACCAGTTGATCAAAACAAAAATGCACAGGTAAACATGGCTTCTGTTAATACAACTAACTTAGGAACTAAGTATAATTTACTACCAACCGATCAAAAATTTGATAAACTATTTCCCTTTGGATAAACTATGATAACTTTAAAACAATTAATAGAAGCACAAAACGTACAAGGACTTGGAGATGAAGACATTAAAGAGATGTCTTATGCTGTAAAACCTAGTCAGACTCAAGACTCCACAGGCATTATGCAATTTATTCAGGACTATGGAATAAATCCAGCTTCGGCTGCATTAAACATAGGAATTGGAGCAGTTACAGGTATACCTTTTCTTGGAAGTGCTTTGCAAGGTTTAGGAGGCATGTTTAAACCACGTTCTGCATTAGATCAATACATGTTAGATAGTTATGGCGGATATGGAGACATGGGATTAAAAGATAAATTTGGTTACAACATTATTAACGCTGCTAATAATTATATGGTTCCAGGAAGTAGCTCTTATAGATCTCATCAATTAGAAGCGTTAAGAGGATTGGATCAAAATGTAGCTAATCAATTTTACTTAGATAATTATGGTAAAACTTACGATCAGGTTTATTCAGATGCTCAACAAAAAACAGATCCTTTTAGTCAAGATGTAGATGTGGGTTCAGGCGCTGACTATTACGGAGGACCTTCGACTCAAGAAACAGCTGGACCAGGATATGATGACATATCAGAAGCAGGGAGTTTTTAATGCCAAAAAAATCAGCGTTACAAAAAATAGAACATCATGAAAGAATTTGCAGATACATGCAAAAACAAACATTCGATAGAATAGATAGAATGGAAGCACGAATTGCTAGAATGGAAAAGTTTATAGTAGGTGGATTAGGTGCGATTCTTTTAGCTGTACTTTCAAATCATATATAATATTAACGACAAATACATCCAATAAAATCTCCACTGCCATCGTTCATTACGTGTTTGTTAATTGGATAGTCATGATAAGTAGCAAATTCTAAACGAACAATATCACATAAATTAAAACAATTTACTTCTGAATATATCTTAATGTGTTCTAACATTTCTTTAGTTACTGAAACTAAACTATACATACCATCGTGAAGAATAATTAAATCCATTGTTTTAACTCTTCTCCCATGACTTCAGAAGCTATATTTATTTTTTTACGTAAAGCTTTAACAATACGTTCATCAACAGTTTTTTCAGCTATAATATCAATATAAGTCATTTTTCTTTTTTGACCGATACGATTTATTCTAGCTTCCGATTGAGTTCTTTTTTCTAAATCATATCCGTTAGAATAATAAATCATAACATTAGCCTCAGTAAGTGTAATACCATATCCACCAGTTTGAGGTGTACCTACTAAAAATCTAATTTTAGAATCAGGATCTTGTATTTCTTTAATAGCTTTGGCTCTGTCTGCAGTAGAGGTAGACCCATAATAAGTCATCACGGAACCCGGATATACTTTTTCAACAGCTTTAACAATGGAGTCTATGTCGTGTCTCCAATGGGCCCAAATAATTGCTTTACCTTCTACCTCTTCCAGGATATTCATTAAAGCAGGAATCCTTTCGTTTTTAATAATTTTTAATGTACCATCGTCTGCTTTAAAATGACCGCAAGTAATTTGTTGGAGTCTCATTAGTTGAACTAACGCTGTAGATGTAGTCATTATTTTACCATCCATTTGAGCAAGAGCTACTTGTTTCATTTGATCATAAATCTTTTGTTGTTCTTTACTTAATTGAATAATTCTTTTTTGATAAGTGTAATCTGGTAAATCTAAACAATCTTCTTTTAAAACTCGATCAGAAAATAAAGCAATTTTGTCGGATAGTTCTTGTAAATTTTTATAGCCCACAGGAACTTTAGCACTATGGGAACCAAAGTTCATAGTTTTTAAAATAGCATATCTAGATCTAAACGCTAGGTAAGAAGTAAAATCTAATAAGCCTTCATCTAAAAATTCACATTGTTTATACAAATCAAGTGGGGATTTAGTAATAGGAGATCCAGTTAAAATTCTTCTATACTTTGCATACCTACCTAACGAGCAAATACTTTTAGATCTTTTGGCGTCAGGATTTTTAATAGTTGTAGACTCATCAATGGCCATCATTGTTCTATGACATCTTAAAAATTTAGCTGCAAACTCTACACCTTTTTCTGTGCTAAAAGCATCAACATTCATAATTAATATGTGAAGATCTTCACCAGGTTCAAATAAAGTATCTAGTTTTAATTGTTGACCTTTATTAATATTAGCTTGCCACAAAACCATTTTATAATCTATGTGATCAACCATGTGAGTAGGAATTTCCGAATCAAACCAGTTTTTGTATACACCTTTAGGTGCTACTAAAAGTAGGCCATTTATTTTACCTTTATCATAAAGCATAGATACATTATCTATTAATACTTTTGATTTACCTGTACCCATTTCCATAAAGTACGCAAAGTTTTCTTTAGTCCACGATTTTTTTAACGCAGATAATTGATGCCCATAAGGCTTTGTTTTAAATTTATAGTTCATAATATTTCTTCTTTCTGTTGACAAACCTATCATTGATCTATATCAAATGTCAATAGGAAAGTTATGAACAAAGTTTATATAATACAAGAACTACCCGGCACTAAGATAGGAGCTCCTAAATTTAATATAATGGGGGCACAAAAGTTTGGCACATTAAAAACTTTGTTACCAGAACATTCACAAATTATTTTATCCCCAGGTCCTTTAATTTTTAAATTAAGAAAATTATTAGATAAATATACAGAGAATGATTATTTACTACTTACAGGCGATCCAGCTATCATTGGGGTTGCATGTTCAATTGTGGCAGATAAAACAGGTGGTAAATTTAATTTGTTAAAATGGGACAGACAAGAAAAAACATACTATCCCATAGAAATAAATTTATATGAACAAGGAAAGATTGAAGATTAAACTTGACATAGGATATTATGACATTATACTAACAACATTATTAACTACTACGAAAGGTAAAAAGACATGAGTATAAATCTAGAAGAAGACAAAGTTGATTCGTTGGCTAATAAAAATACCAACGACATCAAAGAGTTATCTTCTCAAGTTGTAAAGTTAAGAAGCTTGGAAGATACGTATGCAAAAAAAGAAGAAGAATTAAAAAAACTAAAAAATGATATGGACGTTTTATCTGGTGAGGTTATACCTACTATGATGACAGAAATGAATATATCAAAATTTAGTTTAGCAGACGGGGCAGCTGTAGAAGTTAAACCCGTTTATGGTGCTTCCATTCCTAAAGCAAAACAGGAAGAAGCATTTAACTGGCTTCGTAATAATGACTTGGGGGATCTTATCAAAAATGAGATCACCGTTTCCTTTGGTCGTAACGAAGATAACAAGGCAGCAGAGTATGCTGTCCTTGCACAAGGTCAAGGATATCAACCTACCCAGAAGTTAAAGGTTGAGCCTATGACACTTAAAGCATTAGTTCGTGAGCGTCTTGAATCTGGGAAAGAGATGCCCACGGACTTATTTAACGTGTTCGCAGGAAACAGAACCAAAATAACGAGGAAATAGAAAAATGAGCAAAGAACCAATGACGAAGAAAAGCAATGCTCTGTCTACAAACGTTTTGTTTGAGGCAGATTCAAGTGTGCAAACTGGTGTGGTAACTCAAGAAGATCTTGCATTACCATTCCTTAAAATACTTGGTCAGTTATCTCCTGAAGTAAACAAGAGAGACGGCAAGTATGTTGAAGGTGCTGAACCTGGAATGATTTATAACTCAGTAACAGGTGAACTCTTCAATGGTGAAAAAGGAGTCCAAGTGATTCCTTGTTACTACAAACTCGAATATGTCGAGTGGAAAGATAGAGGAAAAGATGGATCAGGTGCTCCGGTCAATATCTATCCTTCATCAAGTGACATCATGACTAAAACAACTAGAGGCGGTGACTTCAAAGATAGACTTCCAAATGGAAATTATATTGAGAAGACTGCGCAACATTTTGTAATAGTCAATAGCGATTCACCAACTACTGCATTGATAGCTATGAAATCTACTCAATTAAAAATTAGTAGAAAATGGAATAGCATGATGCAAAGCATAAAGATGCAAGGTAAAAATGGTATGTTTACTCCAGCATCTTTTAGCCATCTTTATCAACTAAAAACTGTGCAGCAGTCTAACGACAAAGGCACATGGTTTGGTTGGGAGGTGAGCAAGATAGGTCCAATCGCAGATGCTGCGTTGTATCAACAAGCCAAAAGTTTTGCTGAAAGCATTTCTAAAGGAGATGTACAAGTAAAACATGGTGAGGATGATGCTGCAAAAGCTACAGACGGATCAGCTCACTACTAGAATTCCCTCTGGGAATTGTTGCAACTGGGGTGATGAAGCGAGAGTGGAGTCACCCCTTAATAAGGAAAGATGGAACATAAATTTATAGACATATTTACAGGTCTTAAAAGAGACTATGGTTATGCAGATGTAAACTCTGCGTACAAAGATCCTGCTACAGGCAAATTAAAATTAAAATATGGTTGGGCAGCAAAAGAATTATTAGAGTCCGATTATCTAGACCATCTCACAGGTAAAAAATCTATTGGTATTCAACCTTGTAATGATGAAGGACTCGCTAAGTTTGGAGCAATTGATATAGATTCAGACGAGTATGATAACTTTGACTTAAGAAAGTATTTAGAAATTATTGATAAAAAAAATATTCCAGTAGTACCAGTTAAATCTAAAAGTGGTGGATTACACATTTATGTATTCTTTAAAGAACCAGTCAAAGCAAGTTTTGTAAGAAACTTTTTAGATAAATTATTATTTACATTTGATTTAAAAGCATCAACAGAAATATTTCCAAAACAAACACAACTTGGTGTAGGCTCAGATCAAAAACCAATTAATGGTAACTTTATTAATCTACCTTACTATAATCGTAATGAAAGAGTTGGTGTAAATTTAGATGGTACTGAGTTTACTTTTGAACAATTTATAAAAGTCGTCGAGGCTAACACAAAAACCAAAGAAGAACTAGAAGAATTTGCAGATGAATTAATTAGACTCGAACTTACTGGAGGTGCGGATGAATTTGTGGATGGTCCTGTGTGTCTTCAAAGATTATCAAAATCTAAATTAGATGATTACAGAGACAGATTTATTTATAATTATATGGTCTTCGCTAAAAAGAAATACCCTGACAATTGGGAAGAAAAACTTTTAGAAGGTGCAAGAAATTATATTGTTTATGATAATATTTGGGGAGATGAAAAAGTAAAACAAAAAATTAAAGCTTATAAAAAAGATACTGCAGGTCATACTTGTTCTGAGGAACCCATCAATAGTATGTGTGTTAAATCAGAATGTTTAAAAAGAAAATATGGGGTAGCCTCAGATAAGGTAAAAAGATTTCCTACATTGTCTGCATTAATCAAAATAGATTATTCACCAGACCCAGAGTTTAGATTTACGGTGCATTACAATGACAAAGTCGAAGGTGAAACTACACAACAAATAATCGCGAGAGATATAAATTACATCATGGACCAAGAAAAACTTAGACGTTTAATTGGAGCACATACACCTATTCCACCTCCACGAATCAAAGGTGATGATATGCAAACTATTTTAGATACTTTATGGCAAGGAATGAAAACAGAAAAAGCTCCTCCAGGTACATCACCAAAAGAAGTATTACACAAACATTTAGAAGATTACATTCATGGTGTTCCAGCAGTTAGTGATGCTGCATTTAGGAGTGGTAGCACATTAATTGATACAGATGGTTATGCTTATTTTGTATTTGATCCATTTTATAATTTTTTAAAGAACAAAGAATGGAAAGCTAAAATAGATAGAACCGGACAAATGTTAATGGATTTTTTTGAAGCTGAACTTAGACACGCTAAAAGATATCCTAAAAAAGCAACAGAAAAAAAATCCAACAATCCGGTTAGATGTGTAAAAATTTCTATGAAATATTTTGACAAAGAAGAAAATGAAATAGAAATTTTACCAATGAAGAGTAAAAAAGATATTCTTTAATGACCAAAGTTACAAAAATATATGGCCCTCCTGGCACGGGGAAGACAGAAAAATTAATTCGAAGAGCGATGGCTTACATTAGAGTAGGCACTCCAGTGAATCGAATAGGTTATTTTGCTTTTACTCGTAAAGCTGCACATGAAGCAAGGGACAGAATGCTTACCAAGAATCCTCAATACAAAAAGAAACAACTTAGATATTTTCAAACATTACACTCTCTAGCTTTTCATAGTTTAGGATTAAGAGAAGAAAATGTTATGCAGGACTATCACTATAATGATCTTGGAAAAGAATTAAGTATAAGAGTCAATGCTAAAAAAGATGCGGATGCTTCACCCTACCTAACTTGTGATAATGAATACTTTCAAATTATTTTAAAAGCAAAAGAAAAAGATATTTCAGTTTGGGATGAGTATTGCACAGGAGAACATTCAACTAATGTAAAACCAGATTTATTAAAACACATTGAAGCAAACTACAATCATTACAAACATCCAGACATAAATAACTTGGTAGATTTTACTGATATGATTCATGGCATTGTTCAACAACCACATAAAGTTCCCGACTTTGACGTAGTATTTATTGATGAAGCCCAAGATCTGTCTCCCATACAATGGAAATTTTATGATATAATAAAATCTAAATCTAAAAATGTTTATCTTGCTGGAGATGATGACCAAGCAATATATGGTTGGGCAGGTGCAGATGTAGATAGATTTATTGAAGAACCAGCCAAAGAAAAAGTTTTATCCAGGTCAAGAAGAATTCCAAAAGCAGTGCAAGATATATCAGAGATTGTTACTGCAAGAATTGAAGGTCTCCGAGCAACTAAAAATTATTTACCTAGAGATGAAGAAGGATTATGTAGTAAAATCAATAGCTTAGAAAACGTAGATCTTCACCAGGACAACTGGCTAATCCTCACTAGAACTTTATCTAGAGCCAAAGAAGTGTGCGATCTTTTAAAAGTAAAAGGTTTGTATTATGAAAACAGAAATCAAAAAAGTTACAATACAAAACTTTACAAAGCAATTATTAATCATACTAAATGGTTAAATGGTGAAGAAGTATCTGAAACAGCTCTTGAAGATATAAAAGAATACATGGGTAATCGAGAACTTAAAAAAGATTTAAAATGGTTTGAATGTTTTGACAACGCCCCAGCTGAAGATAAGATTTATATTAGACTCATGCTATCAAACAAAGAAAAATTAAGTGAAGATGCAAGAATTAAAGTATCTACAATCCATGCTGCAAAAGGGGGAGAATGTGAGAACGTAATTTTAGTATTAGATAATGCTAAAAAAATTAGAGAAGCTACAATAAAAAGTGTAATAAAGCGTGACGAAGAGCACAGAGTATGGTATGTAGGTTGCACGAGAGCAAAAAGAAATTTATATTTAATGAGAGCAAAAATTGAAAGGAAGGGTTATCAGTTATGACAAACGACGATATATTTAAAGAATCATTTCCCCAGTATACTCAGGTCGGTGGGAATCACTACACTAAGTTTCCGATTCAGCCCTACGAATTTATTTCTAAAAACGATCTATCTTTTTTCCAGGGGAACGTTGTGAAATATGTTTGCAGGTATCAGCGAAAGGGAGGAATTGAGGATCTTAAAAAAATAATACACTATTGTCAATTAGAGATGTTAAAAATTAACGACATGAAAAAGAAAAAATAATGGCACAAAAAGCAACTATTAGAAAAATAATTACCATCGCTAAAAATAAATTTTATTTGGAAATATATATGGGATTAGAGGAGGTTGCTTGGGAAATTTTTCCTGATAACTATGCTGCAGCTTTGTATGCTTTTAGTAACAAAGATAAATTAAATAAAACTATAAAACAAAAATATTTATACGAGCCACAAAAATGAAAGTACCTTTATTCGAAGCACAAACAGAATGGAATGAACCAGAAGAATATCCTGATCTAAGAAAATATGATGAGATTGCAATTGACTTAGAGACTAGAGATCCTGATCTAAAATCAAAAGGATCTGGATCTATAATTGGTAATGGAGAAGTCGTAGGTATAGCTGTTGCTGTGCCTGGTAGAAAATTTTATTTTCCAATTGCTCACGGATCAGGGCCAAACATGGATCGTAAAAAAACTTTGGAATGGTTTAAAGATGTATGTGAGTCAGACGCAATAAAAATATTTCACAATGCAATGTATGATGTATGTTGGATTAAACAAATGGGTATTACTATCAATGGTCAAATAGTTGATACAATGATTGCAGCATCATTGATTGATGAAAACAGATTTAGATTTGATTTAAATAGTTTATCTTGGGATTATTTAGGTCATGGTAAAAATGAATCTGCACTAAATGAAGAAGCAAAGTCTAGAGGACTAGATCCTAAAGCAGATATGTGGCAACTGCCAGCAATGTATGTTGGAAGTTATGCAGAGAAAGATGCAGAGCTTACATTAGAACTTTGGCAAATATTTAAAAAAGAATTAATTCAACAAGATGTTGAATCTATTTTTGAACTCGAGACTGATCTTTTTCCTTGTCTGGTAGACATGCGTTTCCTTGGAGTCCGAGTAGACGCTCAACGAGCTCATAAATTGAAGCAGCAGTTAACATCGCAAGAAGAAGAACTCCTGTACCAAATAAAAAAAGAAACAGGAGTAGAGGTTCAATTAATGGCTGCAAGAAGTGTTGCCAAAGTTTTTGATAAACTTGGTTTACCATACGAACGAACTGCGAAATCACAGGCTCCATCCTTTACTAAAAATTTTATTTCTAATCATGCCCATCCTGTAGTGAGAATGATTGCTAAAGCAAGAGAAGTTAATAAAGCGCATACTACATTTATAGATACCATAATTAAACATGAACATAAAGGTCGTATCCATGCTGACATAAATCAAATTAGATCCGATCAAGGAGGCACCGTTACTGGTAGATTCTCTTATTCAAATCCAAATTTACAACAAATACCAGCTAGAAATAAAGACCTAGGACCTCTAATTAGATCTATTTTTATACCCGAGGAAGGCCATAGATGGGGTAGTTTTGACTATTCTCAACAAGAACCTAGGTTGGTAGTGCATTATGCAGCTTTACATAAATTTCCTTCTGTCAATGAAGTAATAGATAATTATGAAAATGATACCTCTACAGACTTTCACCAAGTCGTAGCAGACATGGCAAAGATTCCAAGATCACAAGCTAAAGTAATTAACCTTGGATTATTTTATGGTATGGGTAAAGCAAAACTTCAAGCTGAACTAGGTGTATCAAAAGATAAGGCAGCAGAATTGTTCGATCAATACCACGCTAAAGTTCCCTTCGTAAAGCAGTTAATGAATAGTGCTTCCAATCGTGCCCAAGAGCGTGGTCAAATTCGAACTCTCTTGGGACGATTGTGTAGGTTTCATTTATGGGAGCCCAATCAATTTGGTATGCATAAAGCATTGCCTCATGAAGAAGCCTTACAGGAACACGGACCAGGGATTAGGAGAGCTTATACTTACAAATCACTAAACAAATTAATTCAAGGTAGTGCAGCAGATATGACAAAAAAAGCTATGTTAGATTTATATAAAAATGGTATAGTAGCACACGTACAAATTCATGACGAACTTTGTATTTCTGTAAAAGATCAAGAGCAAGCAAATAAAATTGTTGAGATCATGCAGGATGCAGTGACTTTGGAAGTCCCTAACAAAGTGGACTGCGAATTAGCAAATACATGGGGAGATATTAATGGTTGATTATGGCTTATTTAAATGCAAACATACCTGTCCAATATGCACAAATAAGGAGAGAATATTTATATGATCTTAAGAAACATCATGGAGAAGTTGAAGACTGCATTATCTTTGGTATTAGCTGTCTTACAGGTCGCGCTATCTTATGGCACGCAATTATGGAAAATGGCGCAGTCTTTTATCGTCTCCCAATTACGGCTTTTATTCAACGTGGTTATGAACCCACACGTGTTCCATCTAAAAGACTTGATGAACTGGAACTTTGGAATAGCTTTAGTTATTACCCTGCTGTTACTAGTTATGATATTCTAGAAGGACAATCCGGTAAATACATAGGAAAAGATAAAAAATGGCACCATGGTAAATACTTATTTACTATTGACTTTGCACATCCAGAGAGTAACATAGTTGACACCGATCATTCGGAAATACCACACGAACATAAGTGTGCTCACATCATCGCATTAGACGATGGAAATTATGCAGCTCAACCTAACAACAGATGTATATGGGATCTGCCCTCTTTTACGGTCAAAGATTCTGTACCTGATTGGAAGGTTCAAACGAATGAATGGAACGTAGAAGATACAGGTAAGTGGAAAACAGAAGACACTGATAATTTCTTTTACGAAATGGAGGAAAAGAAAAATGATTAATGTAGTAAATGGAGTATGCATGGACTGCGGACACAGACACCGAGGCGTACCACAATGTAGTTTTTGTGATTGTGTTTGGGAAACACTAAAATTAGTGGAGGATAGTATGATAAAAAAAATTTGGAAAAAAATAAAAGAATTTTCTAAAAGATTATTATTTTGGACTAGATAATTATGGAGTGTCAAAGGATGGATTACAGATTTACGGCAATCCTAATAGTATTATTATGTCTATTGGCATTTTTTGGAGGACCAGTTAGATGAGTAAAAAAGCACTCAACATCTCGGAAGAGGCCGCCGTGCAAATGCCAATGAAGACGGTTGCTAGCTTAATAATTATCGTCGCCCTCGGCACCATGGGTTATTTTCAAATTATAGAACGTCTCAACATTGCAGACACTAAAATAAAAATAATGGATCAAGATGTTGAACAGAACACAGAGTTTAGAATTAAATACCCAAGAGGACAATTAGGTAAATCATCCGGGGAAGCAGAGCTCTACATGCTCGTGGAAGATTTATATAAATCTGTGGAGCGTCTTAACAAAGCTATCGAGGACGGAATGCATAATAAAGTAAACATCGAGTTTATTCGAAAACAATTGGATAAAGCTTTGGAAGATATAGAAAATTTAAAAGATAAAAACAGAGAAATTATTTATAAAAATGGAACGGGTCACTAAAAAAATAATTAAATACACTCAGCAAAAATGGGAAAATGCTAGAGCTATGGACATGTTTAAGATGTTAAGAAAAGAAGTTAACATTGGAAAACATGGTACACAAAAGTACGTGGTTAAAGAAGGACAAAACAAAGGTAAGGTATTATGACAGAAGTTGTGGTAGCTCTTTTGATGATGATCAACAATGAAATTAAGGAACACCGAATTCAGGTGGAGGGTATGGCTCAATGCTTGAAGCGGAAAAGAGAAGCGGAGAGGGTCTATAAAGAAGGAATTTCTTATAGTTGTCTGCGTAGTAAGGCTGAGTTAGAGCAAAATATTGATGGATCTTTTTCTATAAAGAAGTTAATATTGGAGCAGTGAAAGAAAAAAATTTTGTAGATAGTTGGTACATCAATAAAAAAGTTTGTAATTCTGTAATAGATTATTTTGAAAAATCAGATCAACAAACTGATGGAGTATGTAATTATAAAGGTGTTACACTTGTAAATAAAAAAGTTAAATCGTGTGTTGAAATTTCTGTAAGTGTCTTTGATAAATCTCCTGAAATAGTAAATTATTTAATACAACTAAATAAAGTCTTACATAAATACAAACAAAAATATATTTATTGCCACAAGAAACAAGACTCCTGGAGCATCTGTGAATATTTTAATATTCAAAAGTATCAGCCAAAAGAAAGTTTTTCTGCGTGGCATTGTGAAAGGAATGGACCCAAAAATGGTTTAAGATTTTTAAGCTTTATGACTTATTTAAATGATATCAAAAAAGGTGGGGAAACAGAATGGTACTATCAAAAATTAAAAGTAAAACCAGAACAAGGCAAAACTATTATTTGGCCAGCAGAATGGACTCACACGCATAGAGGTATTGCTGCACCTAAAGAAACAAAGTATATTGTTACAGGTTGGTACGGATACATACCCCAGTAAAATTTTATGGATATTATAAATTTATTTCCTATCCCTTTGGCAATTATTAAAAATCCAAATAATGATAAACATAAAAAAATTCTTATTGAAGAGTGTGGTAAATTAAAAAAACAAATATCTAATGGCTCTACTGAATTAGGATCTAGAGCATATAGTACAGAGGCAAATTATAACATTCTAAAAAATAAAAAATTCAAAGGTGTTAATGACTGGGTGTATCAAAACATAAAAGAATATGCTGACCAAATTGGTTTTAAAAATAAGAAAGTAAATCCTGAGTGGGGGTGGTTTAACTTCTATGGTAAGAATGGATACATAGAAGCGCATGACCATGAGTTCTACGATATTTCTGCTGTTTACTACTTGTCAACACCCAAGGATACTGGTAAGATTGTATTCTATACTCACGAAGGAAAAGGAGTTAAAAATTACTTTGATGCTAACAATAATTTTACTTGGAAAACCTTTTATGTTGAGCCAGAAGATGGTATGTTAGTAATATTTAAAGCTAATTTAATGCATGGAGTAACACAAAATAAAACAAATAAAACAAGAGTATCATTTGCATACAACTATAAAATACTATGAACCTATCACGTAATTTCACCCTCTCAGAGCTAATTAAATCCGACACAGCTATCAGGAAGGGGATCAATAATAACCCTAATGCAGAACAAATAGAAAAGTTAAAAGCATTATGTGAAAATATTTTACAGCCGGTACGTGACCATTTTGGCAGGGTCAAGATCACTAGCGGATTCCGTAGCAGTGAGTTGTGTCTAGCCATCGGCAGCTCAGTCAACAGCCAACATGCCAAAGCCGAGGCGGCCGATTTCGAATGTGTTGGAGTAGACAACGCTGAATTAGCTGACTGGATTCATAAAAATCTTCCATATGATCAATTGATCCTCGAGTTCTACACTCCAGGTGAACCTAACTCGGGATGGATACATTGCTCCTGGATACCAGAACAACCAAGAGCATCTTATCTTTGGGCCTACAAATCAGAGGGTAAAACAAAATACAAACCCGTTCTAACAAAGGCAAAAGATCTTGTCTGATAAATTTAAAGTTTTTAGTAAAATAGATACCGTCCATGGTATATGTGAAGAATGTAATGAAGAAACTATTTTAGTAGCAATTGTTACTGAGTTTTATAGATGCACTAATTGTGGAGCAGATACTAGACAACACATTAATGGAAGTATAAGATATTTAAGATTGAATGAAAGTGATAAACAATGGATAAAAGAACACTCTAAGTAATGGCTAAACAAAAATTTAAAGACTTTGTCCCTAGACCAAAACCTAAGAAACGTCCGGGTCGTCACAAAAAAAGATTAAATAAAAATGAGAAACGAAACTTTAAAAAATATAACCGCCAAGGCAGACGAGCTCGCTAATCTGTATTGGAAAACTAAAGATAATAAATATAAGGTGCTTTGGTACCAACAATTAAAAAAATTTTCTACGTCTCTTCAGCAGCTTCAGGAGCAAAAGGCTCGCACATAAATTTAGGATACAACTGAGATTTATCTATTTGATCTAACTTTAATATGTCTCCATTAAAAAAGAGTTCAAAAGACTCACCCAACCCATCTTTAATACAACCAGAGAATGTATCATGAGTGTTCTGATATTCATGCATTTCTGTGGGTACATACATGCAATTATTGCCCACTATAGAACATATATATAGAGTTAAAATAAATTTCATACTGCCCTTGACATAAAGAAGAATATTTTGTAGGATATCCTTATATTAAAAATGAAAGGATATAACAGATGACTGATTTTAGCAAATACAAAAACATCTCAATTAAAAAAGAGACGTATGCGAAAATTGATAAGATTAGAAAAGTGTTAGTACCCGATGATCCCGATGTATCGAGAGCACAGGTAGTAACTATTCTAGTAAACAAAGAAGCCAAACGTTTAAATGGCAAAATAAAAGACTAACCAATACAGGAGGAAAGTATGAAATATACATTAGTCAAAAGAGTATCGTTCTCATACAAGGGAGCGGAAGACGTAGTGAGTATAGTAAAAGAAGCAGACTCGCTAGAGGATGCGCTGAAGTATAAAGTAGGCGCAGAAATGTTAGAGGAACCAGGAAAAGATAAAAAGTATCAGGTTCTTATTAACATAGATAATGCGTTCGACTACATCAAACAACCAGGGAAACCTTTGTTACTTACAGATGAAGTCAAGGGCAAAGTATCGTGACGGAACTTAGAGAAGAACATTTGGAGGTTATAAGTCAAAACAAAGCTAAAAATTTTGAAAGAGAAAACTCTAACAAACTTTTAAAGGCTCGTGAGATTTATAACCAAACCAATGGGCTGCAAAACATATCGGAGCATGAACTTAAAAAGTTTAATGAGTTGATGAAATATCACAGATGATGAGTGAAGCAGACATCATTGAGTACAATAAACTAATTGAAAAATTAGAGTTATTAAAAAAGAAGGGGGCCTCGTCAGATGATCGGGGCCCTGCCGATCTCACTAAACGAATAGAAGTTCTAGAGTTTAGGAACGAGAAACTACATAAACACAACGAAAGATTGGTTGAAGAGATACGTACTCTTCGATCTAAACTATATATAAAGGAGAACTAATGAATCGAGAACTACTAGACAAACCAATAAGCGATCTTGAATTTAGTGTAAGAGTGCATTCTGCATTTTTAAAATATGAACCTAACATGAAAACAATTGGTGACTTAATACAAAAAACTCCAGGTGAGTTACTACGAACACCTAACTTTGGTCGTAAATCTATAAATGAAGTAAAAGAAGTTTTAGCTGTCATAGGTTTAAAGTTAGGAACAAGTCCTGAATCTATACCACCATCGATGGACAAAGTAAGACAAGACTTTGTTTATAATATAATTCAACATGCATCGAGTGCAGCAGGTAAATCTTTAGAGGTTATTATAGATAAAAAAGAATGGGCCTATCATGATATTGAAAAATATTTTGAGTCTCATAGAAAAATAATGGACGCTTACAAAGAAGCATTGCAGAGGTTACATGATTAAAGGAGATAGTACAGAATATCTTTTACTTGAACAATGGACCAAGAATTTTGATTGTGATGGCTATGCGTCTGTTGAAATAGGAGTAAGAGAAGGTTTAGGTTCTAAAATTATTATGGACAATGTAATTAATAATTACATTCACATTGGTATAGATCCTTATGGTAATTTAGAATATCAACACTACGACGACACAGGTAAGTATACATGCGATTACACAGATCAAATGAGAGATACTATGCTTAATGATTTTAAATCTTATCGTAATCAAGGTAAGTTTACTTTGTACAATGATACAGACATTAAGTTTATGGCGGACCCAGCGCACCAAGGTTCTAAGTTTTCTTTGGTACACTTTGATGGTCCACACATGACTCGTGATGTTATTACTGAAGTCATATGGTTTGTGAATCGTGCAGCACCTAAGACTCGATTTATTTTTGATGATTATCCTAAATATAATATGCAATTGATCAGAGATATGTTGAAGTATTATGACTTTGATATTTTAGGCCAAGGTAATAATAAAATTTGTCTTGAAAGAAAAATTTAGTGGCTTACAAAAATCCTCACGACGAACGGAGAGTACAAAAGGATTTTGAATACATGAACACGGAACGTGGATATGTAGGAAGAGCCATCAGTGGTAAGCTTAAACCTAGTTATGGTAAATATGGTGGACATAAACCTGATAAGTCCATGGATAAAAAAGAATTTTGGAGATTATATATGAATCATATAATTGATATGAAGAAAAAATTTCCAGATTCTGATGGACGTATTTGTAGATATTGTGAGCAGCCTTTTACATTTAAAGCTAGACGTGGAACTAGAGGCAAAGGATATCAAGGACGTAAGGGCCAAATAACAACTAACTTTAGTATTGATCGATGGGATCCAAGATTAACTTACGAAAAAAATAATATTATATTTTGTTGTGTAGGTTGTAACGAAAAAAAGAAAAATAGTAATCCAGATGATTGGAAAAATTTTTTAAGAGTTGGAGAGGAAAGTGTAGATGATTAGAATGTTAATTGTGTTAGTATTATTAAGTGGTTGTGCGAAAAATTATGATTTTAATCCCTGGACGACCATGGTAAGATATGTTGTGAAAGGATCTTATGATAAAAATAAATAAAAAATTTTATTACCCTACTTCTACTCGAAAAATTATTGATGGTAAGAGACATTACCTGGTAGGAGAAGAGAAGCTGCCGAGTGTAACTTCTATCTTAGCTGCATGTCAGAGTGAGGAGAAAAAACAAAAGTTAGCCGAGTGGAAAGCTAGAGTAGGAGAGGCCGAAGCAGAACGGATCAAGGACAACGCAGCGACTCGCGGGACTCTTATGCACTCGATTCTTGAAGGATATATGTTAGATAAACCCGTCGTGGATCTAACTCCTGAAGGTGTACTAGCCGGTAAGATGGCACAAATAATCGCGGACCAGGGATTGAAAAATAAATTAGAAGAGTTGTGGGCTACTGAGTGTGTTTTATTTTATCCGGAGATGTACGCGGGTGCAACTGATGGAGTCGGAATTTACGAGGGCAAAGAGGCCATAATAGATTTTAAACAAACCAATAAACCAAAAAGAAAAGAATGGATTGAGGATTATTTCTTGCAGCTAGCAGGATATGCAATTGCACACAATCAAATATATCAAACTAATATCCAGTTTGGAATCATTCTAATGTGCAGTAAAGACTTACTATTCCAGGAATTTCGCGTAGAAGGCGAAGAATTCAGACATTATGCGAACGAATGGTGGAAAAAAGTAGACCAATATTACAAGCAGAAAAAAGAATTTCAAGAAGTGGTTGACAGAGCCGGGATGTAATGTTATATAGGATATTATATGAAAGGAATAAATATGAAAGATAAACAAGATATATACTACTCAATCGACGAGAAAACGGGTGATATAATTCTGGATCTATATGAGATAGAACAGGAAGCAATAAAGAAACTTAAAAAGAAGTACCCAGATAAAAAGGTGGAATCTGCCTATGTCACGTAGAGAAAAAGGAAGACAATGGGACGGAGTATCGAGACCCGTCGACGATAAATACAGAGAGAATTTTGATAGGATCTTTGGTAAAAAAGATTCTATCAAAAATAAAAAGGAGGAAGAAGATGAAACAAAAAGTGATGATAGCAGCTTGGAAAGGTAAAGCAAAAGACTTTCCTGGTTTTGGTAAGAGACCCAAAATGGACTTGAAAGGTGTAGTTTTTTGTAAAGCTAAAAAATGCAATGCTCATTTATATAAAAATGAAAGCAGTAGTCTACCTGGATATTGTTTTGATTGTGGCTAAAATACAACAATAGTGTTGCAAATATGTCACAATAAAGGCTTGTTTGTACCTATAGACTTTTTTTGCCAGAAAAGTTTTTTTGTTTTTCAATTTCCAAAATGGTGTTACAATGGTTACAATGGCCTTCAAAGTGTTATTATCCGCATATACCAACACTTTTAGACGATATTTTTGTAACAAAACGCTGTTACAATGCTGTTACAGCAGTTACAATTTACAATAATTGGCTTATATCAACGCTTTTAACAAACCCGTACGCGCGCATAAGAAAAAAATTTTTGAAAAAAATGTGCCTAGAGAAAAAAACTATAGGTGCTATACAGAGACATGAAAAGAAAAAAGTCAAAATATAAACACGTTATCATCGGTAAAAAGAAATATTATTTTTATTCTATACATTGGATTGATCCGTGCGGGGATTCGGGGCATGCAGAAGCTGCTGACGTAAAAGATTTAAAACCTGCTAAGATGATAACTCAAGCGTATATCTTTGATAAGGATAATAAAAACGTTTGGACTTTTGCTTCTTATGATACTGAGTCTGCAGTATTTTCAGATCGTAATGTATTTCCTAAATGTATTGTAACTAAAATGGAAAAAATTAATCTTTAGATTCTTCTATTACTTCTGCATCAGAATCTATAATAGGTTTGAAATCTTGTAATGCTTTAGCCAACATCTTATCTAGTTCTGATTCTTCTACGTCGTTAAGGTCCTTGTGCAAATGTAAATGATTATTATTTTGGAATCCCGCTGCTTTACCTCTAGCTATTTCCATATTACCTGCAGCACTCCAGGCCTTACTTTCAAAAGCACCATCTCTAATTCTACCTAGTTCAGCCAAATGCTTCTCATAAGTAATATCGTATTTTTTTAATTTTTCTGCTCTGAGTCTTCCAATGTATTGGGTCACCAATGGATACAATGAAGGGTTCTGTAGTTTACTTGCCGATACGTAAGCAGAGTTAGGATCATAACCTGCAGCAATTGCACATTCCGAGTCAGTCTTTTTGCCCTCTTCTGATACAATTAGATTAGCAAACTTGATTTGTTTTTCCGTTAGTCTTTTTGGTACTCCCATGCTTGCAATATAATTTATTTTTGGTATATGTTCAAGTGATGGTATCAGGAAAGCTATTAAGACAGGCCCTAGACAAGTTTATGAAATCGCCAGTAGCACAAGAGGCTAGAGTCCAAGTGTGTTTACCGGACGGAAAGTATTACGACATCCAGGACATTAAATTAATGGAAAACAAAATACTTGGTGTACGTGAGACTCACAGACTAGTCATGACTATCTATAGTTCCAAGTGGAATATGGGTGAAGTTATTAAAAAAATTGATTAGCCAGAAAGCAACTCACTTAGCCTAAAAAATGATTAAGGGAGAGACTAAATTTTGGCATGAAATTAAAGCGTTCAACATTAAAAATAATTGCGAATTATCATTTACACGCTTGGAAAATAGTGCTGCACACGGCACTCCTGATCTATTGGTTTATAATACTTCTGGTCACTTTTTCACTATAGAATTAAAGTTAAGTTTGGCTAAAAAAATTCGATTTTCACCTCATCAAATTGGCTTCCATATCAAGCATCCACACAATAGTTTTATCATGGCCAAGGGCCTCTGTCAGAGAGACATAAAACTTTATGAGGGAAGGTTTATACAAGATCTAATTAAGGGGAAGGCCGATCCGTGTGCCACGGGTATGGAGTCAAGCTTTAAATTTCTACAAAACGTTTAGCGTCCTACATATTATAGGACAAATGTCAACGGCCAAAGTGTCGCGGTTCGAGAGGAGAGCTTGTGGGCGGGACCCACCCGGGGAGGAAAAAATGTTTCACGTGAAACGTGAACCTTGACCTGTTGGCTTGTGGCCTGTGGACGTCGCTTGCGGGCTGTGATGCGTGCTTGTGGG